ACCTTGATAGATGCCGTCCCTGTTGGGGAACAGTAAGCATCTAGGCTTGCTTGCGAAGTGCGCTCAGATACGCGCCCAACAACCACAGTGACTGTGAAGTTGTAAGTATTTAGACCGCCTGAGCTGAAGCTCTTGTGATAGTCCACAGTGCTAGGGGCAACAATGGCATAAGGCGGATTCACATTGTCAGGGATAAAGCCGGTGCTAGAAGTGCGAAGCCCCGAGATAGTGCCGAGGTTAGTGGCAATCCCTGTGCGAAGCGAAGCAATAGAAGCCATTAGCCGAACTTTACAATCTTGTAAGGGTCAACTAGCTGGGCAACATCTGGATCTAGTTTTGAGCCCACTCGCATGAATCCCAAATCGGGACTAGATAGCACACCAAGCGGTGAGTCTAGGCGCTTGAAGATTCGGCTCGACTGAATGATGCAAGCCTGTTTGATAGCAATAGGAATAGCAGACCAACCCCAAACCGCAGTGACCTTGACAAGCCCCTCACCATTCCACAGAGGGAAAGTGTAATCACCGATTGCACGCAGGCCATTGTAAGGAACAGCCAAACCATCAACTCGCCCATTCAGCGGAAGCACCTCATAGTCGCTGGCATCCCAAATGGTGTCATAAGTGCCATCAGCAGAGAAGTCAGTTGCAACCTGGCTGATAGAAACCGCGTCATCAATCTCGGCTAGGTAGTCATTGGTTGCCGCATAGTAGCGAGCGGTTGCAGTGCCAGAGCTGTAAAAAGAGCGAGCGGTGTATGAGTCAAGCAATCTGGAGGCAGATTCGATTGCCATCTCTAGGAGGCTGTCATCGAGAGTGTCAGTTATGCGAAGCGCACTTTTGACTTCTGCAAGTGAAGCATATGGATTGGTCATACTCATAGTTCTATTCTATCGCTTGGCTAGTCTTGCCTTTATCTCGGTGCTAGAGATGCCAGCGGTGTAAGGAATATAAACAAGCCCAATACCGCGCTCATCCAGCCAGTCTTGAGTAAAGCCCATTTGAGTGTAGTAATCGCGCCTTGCCCAGTCTGAACCAATCACAATCAGATTAGGAACAACCCAGTCAATCGTGGCAGTGCTATCAGCACCACCCCAGTTCTCGATAACCTCATCGACAAAGCGGCAAGACTTGAGAACAGCCCTGCGCTCGGCATAGTTCATAATCAACCCTTTGCCCTTGTAAGCCTGAATAAACTCATCGCTGTTCAGGCTGACAACAACCTTGCCACCCTTGCCAGCGAGTTGCTTACACCGCTTTAGAAAAGCAACATGGCCAGAATGAAACAGGTCAAAAGAGCCGCCAGTGTAAACAACTAATCCCATCGGTTATTCCTTCGAGTCTTGAGAGTCCAACCACCTTGGCTGAAATCGCCATCCATTTGTTTCTCATCGAACAGGCGCGAGTTAGCGCCAAAACTACGATGATTCATTTGCTGATAACCGCTGTTTAGAGTGGAGCTGTTGTCATGGTGAACAACCGCATCAATGGTTTTGATAGGCACACCATGATGACGCACTCGGCGCTCAAGGTCATTGTCATCATAGTAAAGCGGATAGAAGCGCTCGTCATAAAGCCCCACCTTATCCACCATGCCCTCGCCAAAAACAACCGCAGACCAGGCTGTGTTGATCTGCAAGAAGTTCAGCGCTTGAGTGTCTGCCTCGCTGGCAATCTTCTCCAAAGCGCCAGCCTCAAAATAGGCATCATCATTCACCAGAAGCCAGTAGGGGGCATAAGGGGTTGCTTTGATAATCAGATTCCAAGCACCGACTAAACCCAGTCCAAAGGGCATCCTGAGAGTCCACAGGTGTTTAACAGATTCAGGCTTCTTAGGCGTGTAGCCGGTTGAACCTAGCCCCGAGTTGTCAATGATGACCAGATGCTCGACAGGGTAATCAATCGAAGCAAGCAAGCGGTCAGCGAGATCAAAGCGCTTTAGGGTGCAGAAGCCAAGAACAGGAATCATTTGTTTAGCAAGCGACCGATAACAGGCAACCAGTGCTTCTGCCAGACAGTTTCGACATCGAACTGTTTAGCGAAATCAACCGCAACCTGGCTAGTGCCTCGCTCGGCTTGGTAAGCCTCCTCAAGCGCATTGACAATCGAAGGCACAAGTGGAACTTGCCAGATAGCATTTTGCCCAGCATCCCACATCGGCTGACCCTCAACCATCCAAGAATCCTCAGCAAGCAAGTCAGGGGTTGCACCCCAACTAGAACCAATCACCCTTGTGCCACAAGCCTGAGCCTCGACAGTCGGGATACCAAAGCCCTCACCATAGGAAGGCGCAAGTAGCACATCCATAGCGCTGTAAAGCCCAGCCAGGGTTTGCTGACTCATGCCATAGCGGTAATCCACAAATGGCGGAAACATGACAGCCTCTTTAGGAATCCCATAAGCGGCAAGCATAGGAAGCAACTGCCAACCGCCCTGAGTGCCAAGCGGATCAGTGTGCATATACAAGACAGCATCAGGGTGCTTCTGACGGAAGATGCTGAAGGCAAGCAGGTTCTCGCTAAAAGCCTTGCGGTGAATCAACCCCGAAGCCTTGTTTGCCGAAACCATGCCAACCACAAACTCATCCTTTAGCCCCATGTAATCGCGAGCAGGTTGCCCCTCAATGGTCGCTGTCGGCTTGAAAATCTTGGTATCAATGCCATGCGGCACATACTCGCAAGCAATCCCCTTAGCTTCCATCTGGCGCACACCATTCGGGGCCATAGCAATCGGGGTGACATTCTCCTTGCGAAGGAACTGCTCAACCAGAGGGGGCATGGATACATGGTCAAGCGGAGTCCACCAACCCATGTTCAACTTATCCCACTGAGCGCCCTTGATAACCCAGCAGTCATACAACCCGATTAGGGCATCTGGCAGGTTAGGATGCTGTGCTTTGAAGTGAGCATGATGCATAGGGCCAACATCATTCGAGTAGGCTTCAGAGCCACGCGGATAGTGAGGGATGCTACCGAACTTAGTCTGATAGGTGCTTAAGTTGCCCTCAAGCCCATAGTTGGATAAGGCTGCCACCTTTGCGCCATCGCGCTTTAGGCGGTCTACTAGGTAGCCGGCTTGCTGACCGTAGCCTGTTGGCTGATCAGGTGAGTTAGACCAGACAGAGATAAGACCTTGGATTTTGCTTTTGCTCATTGATTCCCTTTCATCCCTAACACTCTAGCAAAGTATCAGGGTAAGAGGAAACCCCCCAGTGCCTACGCACACTGAGGGGCTTCCGGTTGTTACTCCGAGGAGTGGCTTAAGATGCGCCGCCCTTGAAGAACTTAATGTGGCTGGCATGGGTCAATCCGCCATCAATGCGAGTCAATCCACGATAAACGATGGTGTCGGTGTTGAAGCCATACTCAGATGACTGGTCAACTCGAACACCGCCAGCTACACGAACCTTGAATGAGTCAAGCGCACCGAATAGAACTGACTTTGCGCCGGTCGCGACCGCTGCAAGGTTTGGGTTCTCATAGGTAGCAAATCCAAGAAGGGTTGCTGCCTGACCAGGAACTGCTGAGTCTGACCAGATGTAGTTTCCAGCGCCATCCTTCATCTTGCGAGCCGCTGCGATTGCAGTGGTTGACATCATGAAGCCAGCTGAAGGCAAAAGACGGGCGCTGCCATCGATTGAATAGACCAAATCGATCAGGTTCTCATAGGTAGCCGCACCAGCAACACCAGTGCCACCAGTTACAGCTGAACCAGCAGCAGCAACTAGCTTGGTGGTTAGGACTGAGTTGGTCTGTAGACCGATAGCCTTACCAAGTTCCTGAGCGATGTAGCTTGAGATGTCGAAGCCAGCATCGGTTACAAGTTCCTGAGCAACTGATACAAGCGCGCCATACTTCTCTGCACCAAGAGTTAGTGATGAGAAGGTTGGGTTGCTCTCAGCGATTGCTGAACCAGCAGCAACTGAACCAGCAGATGAGGTTGCGGTTACGGTTGGGATTACTAGGTTCTCACCAGAAGCGGTGTTGAAGATCTCTGAGGTGGTAAGCATATTGCCGACCAGCTGGGCGATTTCGAACACTCTCGAATAAAAACTTTGGCCCACAGTGTTCGAGCTAGGAACTAGCGCCGCACGAACTTCGCGGTTGAACTCATGTCCGCGAACTTCACCGCGAGCGATTGCGCGAAGCAAGTCTGCATCGGTTGAGGTTGCTGCGGTTGCAGGTGCGAATGAAGCAGCAGCCTCAGTTGCCTGAGATGCGCGCTCTTCAATGCGCTGTGCGGTTGCGATTGATGCATCGCGAGCCTCGATGTCGGCTTCGATGCGAGCAATCTTCTGGATCTCTTCGGCTGATAGTCCGCGCTTCTCGCCATCGGCAAAGTCAATAACTTCGCGCATCTGGGCAACAAGGTTTGAGCGAACTTCTGCCTGGTTCTTTACGAACTCTGACATAGTTGTTTCCTTTGTTAAATTGAATTAGGGGATTCTGCCGAGGAACTCTGAACAGACACAGGCCGAGGAACTCAGAACCTAGTTATATTCTACAAGGTTGCTACATAGTCGCTTAGGGTAAGCGAAAACCCCCCGAGCGAAAGGGAAAAACTCTCGGGGGGCGAGCGAACTAGCGCTCTGATCGCACACTTCATTGTGTGGTAAACTTATTCTATAGTAAAACCCCAGCGCGACTGTGAATCGCCTGGGGCATGACCGGAAGGAAGTCCGATATGAATGAGTATAAGACCTGCCTAGGCTGCCATGCAACTCTGCCCTTTAGTGAATATCACAAACACCCTAAAGGCGCGCAGGGTTTGAATCCCAAATGCAAAACTTGTAAAAGGATTGCTGACAAAACCAGCAGAGATAAGAAGCCATATAAGAATGCTGTGAACTCTCTTAGATTCCGAGAGCTAAACCCTGACTATAAAAAGAACTGGGCTAAAGAACATCCAGATAAAATCTCAATGGCCAATGCTCGCCGAAGGGCGCGAATCCTTGATAATGGCATTTTTGATATTTCCGCTAAAGAAATCTCTGAGCTTTATGCATCCAGTTGTTTTTATTGCGGATCATTCAACAATATTCAACTCGATCATGTCATGCCTATTGCAAAGGGTGGAACTCATAGCATCGGTAATCTAGTTGCTGCTTGCAGTTGGTGCAATCAGTCTAAGAAAGACTTGACCCTTATGGAGTGGCGGATGAGTCTTTCTAGAAGAGGTCTTAGCGAGTTTCAGAAACCTTAGTCACGCGCACTTCTTTGGGCGCGGTGCTGGAGTTTAGGAGGTCAATCAGTTCCTTGACAGCGCCCACTTCTGGATTGCCAGCAACTTCCTTGATGACTTCGATTGCGGTCTTGATATCTGCTGAGGTAGCCATTAGTTTCCAATCTCGGCAAGCGCGAGCTTTGCCTTATAGAGAGCAGTGATGTCACCTTCAGGTTCTTTAACTTCTGGCTCTTCAACCTTAGTTAGTTTACCAATGACCGCACCGATTAGTGCGCCCTGCTCTGGGTCTAGTTCCTCGCCTGATTCAATCTTCAGCAAGGCTTCGGCTAGGAGGTCGGCTGAGATGGTGTCAACTGCGCGGACTGCAATAGTTCCCGAGGTCTGTTCATAAGCCGGAGTGCTAACAATGCTTGCCTCGAAAAGGTCAACATCTTCTAGGTAGCGAGTATTTCCATCCTGTGACCAAGAGTCTTTCTTGACTGCGAAGCCGAATGACATGGCATCAATCACACCTGTGCGAACAAGCTCTGCGATGTCGCGACCAAGGGTGGTATCTGGCAGGGTTGCTGTGACCTTTAGACCAACTGAGTCCTCGACCATCTGAAGCGAACCATTGCGAGTTGAGGCTAGAGGGTTTGAGGTGTCGTGATTCCAGAGAAGCATCATGCGAGAGCGCGACTGAAGCGACCGCTTGAAAGCGCCAGGCTTGACAATCTCAGTGAAAGGTAGTGGGAGACTTGGCTGACCAAAGACTGCCGCATAACCTGTAAAGGTGCGCCCATCGCCTTCGGCGCGCAACTCGACATGGTTGGTGCGAACTTCGCGACCGCCAATAGCGCGACCCTCAACAGTGCTTTCTAGTTTTGCCTTGATTGAATAGGCAACCTTAAGCCACTTAGCGCGAGCCTCATCCATTACTAGATCAGTCATAGTGCCTCTCTCTTCTTCCCTAATTCTAGCAACAACCGATTCAGCAAATGCTAGGGTGCGCTC